CTATTTCCCCAAAGCATCATACGCCTGCTCGCAGGTCAGGCCCCGGGCTCTGGCTTGGTCAGCCACTGTTGCCAGATCACCCGCTCGCTGGTCAGCGCGCTTGAGCACGTCGGCAAGCACCATGACGGCACGGGTAGCTGCCGCGCTTGCGGCGGCAGTGCAGGAATGGCCGCCGGCTTGACTGGCTGCGATGCGACTGGCAAGGCCGTCGGCTGCGCTGCGCAACCTGTCAGACTCACGGTTAGCAGCAGTGACAGCAGCAGCAGCGGTATCGATAAGAGCTTGACCATTCTGGACTACCTTGTTGATCGCCTGTTGGCGGGATTGTTCTTTGGCGCGCTCGGCGGCCTCGTTGGTGGCCTGGGCGGCTTCATCACGAGCATCCCGCTCGCTCCACTTGGCCTGCCACTCAGAATTGGCGACTGTCACGCCGTGGTGATAGGCGCCGAACAGAGCGCCAGCCACCAGCAGCAGCGCGGCTATATAAATATAAGGAAGGACCTTCAGCCAGATCGCACTCACGACATCACCCCGCCCGCCAGTCGGTACTGCTTCAGCAGATCCTCCAGGCGGTGTTCGCGCTGCCCGTACCCCGCACCGGGCAGACTGGCCCAGATATTCCGGCACTTCGCGATAGCCGTTTCGATCCGCCCGGCCACCACGTCAGGCAAAGCCCGGCACTCGCGAATGTGCTGCAGCGCCAGAAGGTCTTGGCTGATAGGGTTGAAGTCCGGCAGCTTGAGCAGCGCCTTGTAGTGCGGCCAGTCCTTCAGCATCTGCTGGTATCGGCCGGAAGCATTGGATGTCAGCCCCTTGCTGTTGATGACCTTCGACGCGCGCCCCTTGGCGAACGGGTGATCTGTGAAGTCCTTGAAGACCTCGGGCTTACGATAGGCGCCGGTGACGATCACGTCGTAACCATCCATGGCCGTGGCCGGAGATGTGCTGGTGCCCTCGCTCCAGGCGAGCATGTCGAGGAACGCCAGCGTGTTGCGGCCGCCGGCGAGCAATTCGGAAATTCGGGCCATTGCTTTTCTCCAGGCAAAAATAAACCCGCTCATGGCGGGTGGTGGTGTTCAGGTGCTATCAGGTGGGAGCTACGGGGCGCTTGGTGCTGTCGGGGAAATCAGCGTTGTCGGCGGTCCACTTGCGCAGGGCGAGCCAGTACTTCTGCCACTGCTGGGTGGTGCCTGGAATGTCCTCCTCGCCGTACTCAATGGCGGTTACGTTCTGCTGTGCCCTGGGCATTTCAGAAGCGCGCCAGGCGGCCTCAATCGGCGCCTGCAACTCCTGCCAGCTCGGCCCAGGGATAGGAACCAGCACGGGGCCCTGCGTGAGCGGATCAAGCTCAATTGTATTTCCCTGGCCCCGACCATCCAGAAGCGCACCATAATACTCGTCGGTAAGCACCCGGTAGCTTGGCGGCTCGGTATCCTGAGACTGAAACGTCATAGTTACTATATCAAAAAACATAATTTATACTCCTTTTGCATACCAACCCATATTTGTAGGGCTTACGCTGTGACCCGAGTGTATGGCGAATTGCGTCAAGCTAATCGAGTTACCAACTGTATTAGCCTCGGTTGTACCGCCGCGACTTGTAATACGAGGTGCATATATAAATACTTTTACAGCTACAGTAAACGGGGCGTTAAAGGAAAAAGTAGTAAGCCCACTATTGGGACAACTAACTTGCCCCCATTGTTCAATTGTGCCATCAGAGTATTTAATCCAGCCATTAGTATTGGTGCCACCACTGTCTAGAATTGAAAGTTTTGAATTTAGAGCAGTCTGCAAATCCGTCTGTGCTGAAAGTGTTCCAGTGATTGCCCCCCAGGCTGCTCCAGTTGGCAATGGGACCCAAGTCCCTGCGCCACTCAAGACATTCAACCGATCAGCAACTGACGCAGCCGGCACTAGGCCCTTGGCTCCCGCAATAGTTGCTGTCGCACCGACCATCGGCGCAATACCCTGCCGCAACCTGTCGAAGCCATCCGCAGTGAGCGCGCGTAGCGACGTAATGTCGTTGTTATCACCACTGACAGCCTTACCAAGTGTTACCTCTTCAGCGTGCGCCGCAGATTCCGCCGCCGCAGTTGCAGACGCGGCTGCAGCCTGTTCCGATTGAATGATGGAGGTCTTGGCAGCCTCTGCTCGATCAGCGGCCGTGCCGGATGCCTGGGCAGAAGTTCCGCTTTGCTGAGCGGCCTGTTGCGCGGCATCCTTATTTTCGGTGGACGTCTGGGCGGCAGAGATTGCAATGCCGGCCTGCTCTGTAGCCGACGTTTTTGACTGACCTGCCAACGCGGCAGCTTCAGTAGCTACAGCCACTTGCTCCTGCATGTCGGCAACGCCGCTGGCAATCACTTGAGTGGCAGCTCGCAACGCGTCAGCCGAATCTTTGACGTAGCCCTGCATTGGCGCAAGCGAGTAAACCCCGGCAGCCTGCGTGGGGCCCTGGTAATTCGGCGCGATCGACAACGCTGTATCGCTCGCAATGTTGGTCACCTCGTACCATTCGCCATCGGGCCCACGAAAGGCATCGCCAACGCGCGAGTTCGCGATGAACGACGTGCCGGTGCCGATCACGGCATTGCTTCCAGACGTGACACTAACAGTCCCAGTTTTATACCAGGTCATACTTTTCTCCATACAATAAAAAACCCACTCATGGCGGGATCTTAAAAGTTAAATATAGAACTCTTACTACGTTCCAGGAAGTCTTGCGAACACAGCACCAGGCGCACCTATGTTAGTCCATGGCGATAGCGCGCTAACTCCGAACACTTGAAGCCTGCTCTCTGAATAGTTGAACCTTACAGCTGAATCTAGCCAGTTTGTGTGATTCTGTAGTATTCCTCGCGAGAACGGGTTGATCATGAAGTACTCATCAGATTGCATCGGCGCAATAGATCCGTTTGCCCAGTAGTATGCCTGGGCCGTCCCATTTAAAACCACCATCCCTTGATATGACCATGAGTTATTGGCTCGCGTGAAAATTACCGGGGCCGCACCGGAATCAAAGATAAGCACGCCGTTTGCATCCCACATTCTTAGCCCGTAGCCAGCCTTGCTTATCGAGGCAAATACGGCTGCAAACCACTTTCCGGCAGGCCTGAAGTCAATGTTAAGTGACGTAATGGAAAACCCAGTCCACGCCCCAGGACCTCCGTTAATGGTCATGCTCGTGTAAAGCTCATTCGGCCTATCCGCGCTGTTCTGAATGAATACGCACGGCGGCTCCGGCGTGGTTATGGCGGACGGGAACGACACTGACACCGATGAACTACCAGATGCCTGATACGTTCCACTGTACAGCGCACAAAGCCTAGGTTGCTCTGAGTCTATCTGTACATAACTTCCGTCGTTTACAACAGATAGACCGAAAGTCAATTTTTGAACCTCATTACAAGCAGCCTGAACTGTATTGTTGATCCTATCGCGCCAGTCTCATTTGGGTGTTTTGAGCGCACAACAACTGAACCAACACCTACCGACATAAACGGCATAGCGCTATAGCAGTAGTTGTTAGCTGCGGCCTGCGTGGGAAGTATAACGGCAGTACATGTTGCCGGGTCGAACCCGGCAATACTTGCAGTCACTATTGCACCCATCGTTAGCGTGTATAGGGCGTTATGCAGAACCTGATAGGTGAAACTATCAGTATCCATCTGAAGATTGCCTGAGGCATCCCACGTCCTTACCCCATGGCTCATACCGATAGATCTCCAAGTTGTACGCGCTTAACGTTGTTGGCGTCATATACCTTAATAGCTCTGTTGGTCATCGTCAGACGCCCACCACCAGGTGCTGGCCCGTTGAATTCAAGGTTGCCCGCCTTGTCCAGGCGCCACCCCTGTACGCCGGCGACATAATTGTCGGACTGCAGGTACTGGCCGATCTTCAGCATGGTGATACTGCCGTCCTGGATGAAGGCCGAGTTCATGAACACCTGGCCGCCCTGTACAGAGAACGGAACGCTGACGGCGCCGCCGGCGATGGTATTTACGATGGCGAAGCGATCGGCGCTGACCAGAAACTGGCTTTGCAGAACCCCGTCAACGTTCTCAATTCCGAGCCCAACACCTGCGTACACGTACTGCCCGTTTTGATTGAGCTGCATCTTCACGGACCACATTGTCGAGAGCTTACCGTCGGTGTCAGCCTGGGCTTGGCTGACGGTTTGAACGGCCGCAGAGGTCTCGCCGATTTCCACCCTGACCTGCTGGATAGCCTGAGAAGTTGCCTCTCGGTCGGTAACCACCACGCTTTCGAGTTCGCTCACCGATCCGCTGACTTCGCCCACCTCCGCGGTGAGTTCGGTCTGGCGCTGCACCATGGCTTCGTTCTGAGAAGCTCGCGTCTTCACTTCCTGCGCGAAACTCGCGGCCGCGTTGTAGCCCTGAAGAGCGTCCTGCAGATCGCCCTCCCCGGTGTCATCCCTATAGGCAGACTGCAAGGCCTGAAGGCTCGAGGCATTTGCCGTGACCACGCCGTCCAGTTCGGTGATGCTGGTGGTGTTGATCTCAACCTGGCGCGCCAGGCCGTTGGCCGTAACCAGAACCTGGCCCACGTCCTGCCAGAAGCTAGCGTTCGGCGGAGGTGTATCGACGGGGACCAGGCCAGTAGCCTGATAGATCCGCTTGCCCACCACCACAAGGTCGCCCTCGAGGTAGGTTTGCTCAGGATCGTAGGCAGATAGCCCGTCGAGCGCATCGATCTGCGCCTGCAGGCCTGGGATCTTGTCGATCTCGTCGTTGATGTCCTGGCCGAGCTCGGTCCGGCCGATCTGTCCGGCGATCAACTCCAACACCGGCGCCGCGTCGGCACTGGCCATCCCCAGCACGCCGTTGCCGACTGGAAAGAACGGGCCGATGTTGCCGGTACGATCCACCAGGCGCGCCCAGAAGAAGAGCTGCGCGCCAGCCTTGAGGGCCTGCATGCTGTAATCCGCCTGCGGGTGCGCTAGATCGGCCAGCTTGGTCGCCGCCCCTATGTCGTTCGCCGAGCCATACCATAGCTCGGTGCGCTGGGTGTCTTCGGCGCCGGCCGGGAAGCCCCACTTGATGCCGATGCCGAACAGCTCGCTGGTGGTGGTCAGGAACGCCACCGCCGGCGGCAGGCCGACCTTCCCTTCCAGGTTGGTCAGATTGGAGGTCTTCCAGATCGAGGAAATCTCGAAGGCGCTCACCGACCGAACCCGGGCCACGTAGGCGCCCGCGTAAATGCCAGTGACGTCAACACTGGTCGAACCAGTCCGCTGCACCTTGATCCAGTTGCCGCTGTCCTTGCGCCACTCCACGTCATAGGCGACCGCGCCAGCAACAGCGGGCCACGAGATGTTCATTGTGCTGATCGCCAGCCCCTGGTCCACGGAGTAGTTCGACGTAATGTCTACGCTCGCCGGCGCAGGAACGACGGTGATCGGCACAACGCTGATTGGACGCTCTTCCAGGCGCGCGCCGGTGTCGATGTGATCGAACTTGCTCGGGTCGTACTGCACTGCCGATATCTCGAACACGCCAGGCTCCGGCCGGGCCACGCTCACCACTCGGTACAGCGGGATCGCCAGATCGTCGGCGTCCAGAGCCCACACCAGTTCACGCTCAGGCGCAACCGAATACGCCACGGTGACGGTGACCTGACGGCCGCTGACCAACTGAACGGTACGCCCCTCGCACTTGCCGTCCGGCAGGTTGAGGATCAGCCGGTCGCCGAGCTTGGCCTGGGTGTCGCGGTCCAGAGTGATGGTATTCCCGTTCACCGCCGAGATGCGCCCGCCCACCGGTCGACCGGCCAGGAGTTCGTCGGCGATCGGGATCACGTAGCCAGGCAGCGGGATACGCCCGTCGAGGCCGACCTTGAAGGTAACGGCCCGGTCCTTGGAGTTGGTGAGCAGCGCCCACTTGCCGCGGCGCTGCGCCTCTGATTCACGGGTGCAGCCGATGGCGCTGATTTCCAGCGGATTGTCGCCGTAGCGGCGCTGCAACTTGGCATCCGTAACGGCCGTGACGTCGGTATCGTAGTTGTTCGCCGGGTTGTCGTAGCTGATCAGCGCGCGAGTGTACCGGGTGCGCTCCGACGCACTCGAGTAGGTGAACTTGCCGTCGATCACGTTCGCCCGGGTGTAGGCGAAGTCGAAATCAGTGGCGCGCGGCATGTCCGACAGCGTGAAGACCTGGCCCTGGGCCCAGTAGGTCATGCCCCGGTAGATCGCCGAGATGTCGCGCAGCAGCGACCAGGCATCAGCCTTGCTCTGCAGGTTCAGGTTGCAGATGAAGCGCGGCTCCTGGCCGCCCTTCCCGTCCGGTACCAGTTGGTCGCAGTACTGCGAGATGCGGTAGAGCTCCCACTTGTCCACCATCCACGGTTTGATGCGGCGGCCCAGGCCGAAGCGGTCGGCCGTGGTGATATCGTAGGTCATCCAAACAGCGTTGTCAGTCCAGGCCTGTTTGAAGGTGCCGTCCCAGATCCCGGTGTAAGAACGTGCCACGGGGTCGTAGTTGCTCGGCACCTGCATCTTCTTCAGCTTGGTCTCGACAGTCACGGCCGGAATGCTGCGGAACTGCTCGGCCGAAAATTCGATGTAGAGCAGCGCGGTGTTCGGATAACGGATCTTGGCGTCTATGACCTCCGTGAAGCCGGCAATCTGCATCGTGTCGGAAATTTTGTTGTTGTTCTGGTTGATGGTCAGCCGGGTGATACGCATCAACCAGCCGGTGGTGGCCCTGGGCAAATCGATACGGCGGGTGCGCTCGTAAAGGCTGGTGGTCTTGCCGTCGACCGCTTCGCTAAGCACCTGCTGGTAGGCGCCGCCGTCGGTGGCCAGCTCAACTTTGTACTCGATCCGGTAACCGTTGATATTGCCGCTGGCATCAACAGACTGGAGCGCCGGCCAGGCAAAACGCACGCGCACGGCCGAAAGCTGGGTATTGGTGATCGCTCGAACCCACGGTGTGCCGCTGCGCAGTTCGGTACTGATGGTGGTTTCGTTCTCGATCGAGGGGATGCCCTGGATATAGGTCTGATCTACCGCCCCGGTGCGCCACTCCCACTTCACGTTCGGGAAGTTCATATTGCCCTGGGGGTCTTGCAGGGGGGTGTTGTCGAGGTAGATGTCGCGCGCGGTGGGCGTGCCTTCGAACTCACCCTCCCCGATGGCGATCAGCATCTTGGCGATAGCGACCGAGCGCAGGCTGTCGGGGGCTTCCGTTGGCGTTTTTGGTTTCTCTTCGCCGCCCTTGGCACCGTGGATGTCGATTTTGCGTGCTGCGCCCATGCTTTCCTCCAGGCAATAAAAAACCGCCTCGTGGACGGTATGGGTATCTGTACAGCGTGGATGAAACTCCAGTAGCACCGTTGGATGCCGGAGTAGTAGCGTTACGCCCTCTCACAACCAAGGAGCGGTCATGTCAATACGAAGTCTTGCTAAAAACCTTCCAAAGGACCCGGATGTGCTTGGCAGCGTCCTAGGCTGGGCAGTTGTGCGCGACTCCCCGTGGAGCTTTATCGACATCTACGCAAACAAAGAAGCCGCAGAGGCTGAGGCAAAGCGACTTGGCGCCGGACACTCAGTTAAATACGGATCTCACAAACTCGGAACTGACAACTTCGTAGGAGGCTCTACGCCTCAGAAATAACCTCAAGGTCTTCCGCCGCGAAATGGATTCGCCCAGGGCCAGACACAAGCTCAGCAGTGAGCCCTGGCAATCCAGTGTAGGCGCGCCGATATCCGTCCTCGCCTTGGTACTTCCCAGTGAACTTCATTCGATCAATCTCCAGGCCGTCACCCAAGATAGCCACCTCGGAGTCCGCACCGCAGATCGCGCCATCCCGGACATTGAACAGGTCCCAGATCGTCAAGATGTAGCGTTGGCTTTTATTCATACGGCGCTCCGCAAGTGACTTATTTTTAACCCAATCACATCTGATCCTCCGCATAAATGGCAGCACTGATGATCGCGCCGCCCACTCGCCGCTTGCCGTAGCAGAGCGGTACCGGGTTACCGGATGCCGTGGTGTTCTTGGCGCTGCCGAAGGCATAGCCGGGAGTGTTCTCTGGTGCGGCGCTGGTCTTGAGGCCGCCGGCCTGGGGGCTGAGCATTTGGATCACGCCGCCCAGCGCAAGAGAAGCGCCCATCATCATCATTCCAGAAGTAAACGGTGTGGCAGTACCGCCAGAGGCATAAGTCAATACCGCCCCTACCGCTAGCAAAACAACACCCACGACTGTTTGAAGCACGCCACCACGCTTACTCCCGCAGATAACCGGAGCAATACGAATATCTCCAGTTCCGCCGTAGCTAAGCTCTTTTTCTTCGAGATTCTTGCTTCCGCGAAATATAGCGAACTCGATGCCTCTCGATTTTGCATTTGAGATGAATCGCTCAAAACCAGGAATCTGGACACAAAGAGCTTTAATTGCTTCGGCGGGCGACCTGACGGAAATTCGGAAAGAACGCCCGAACTGGCGGAGTTGCCCATACAATAAGATTGTCGTCATAGGCTGATATTCGATAGCGAGTGCGGCCATTACTTTTCTCCAGATAATAAAAAACCACCCGAAGGTGGTCTGCATGCCTGATCTAGCGATCACATGGATGTTGGCCTGATATCGAGGCCGACTTGGGTGTCGCCGCCTATCCTGAATTTTTTAACGCTTCCGTCCTGAACAATTGTTGATTGTTCCTTTCTCAAGCTGCCCCAGCCGCACGTTCCTCCACTGCGCTCATCGCCAGACAGCCCAATCAGGTGCTCTCCGGCAGGTACGTACAAGCGAACCACCTCTCCAGTATCGATGCGCGCTGAAAACTTACCATCGACCAATACCCCTACGTAGCACGCACCACCTACAAATCCCGTATCTCGCGTGACGATAACCGTACCGTGCGGTCCTGATGGCTTTTTCGAGAATGCCAAAACCCTATCAGCCGGTACAGGTTTGGCCTTGTCCGCCGATACTTGAGATGTCGAGCACCCCGCCAGCATCGCCACCGCAACCGCAGCTATCAAAATCCGCATGATCGATCCTCATCCTGAAAGTGGCGACTGTAACCCGGACCTGTCCGGGCATCCAGCGTGTATGGAATGCCAGTAACGCCAATCCTTCCCTCAGTAGTAGCCTCCTGCCACACGCAAGGATTCCCCAGCCCTTCGCCTGCAAGCCCAAGGACTGGGATAGCGCCAATATCGGCGCGTTTATTGAAGGAGTAAGACATGCGCCAAGGGCAAACCATTTTTCCCTACGTTTTAGTTACTGAAAGCACGGCGGTTTCGACAAAAGCTCAGGATTTCGCCGTAGACGGAATGCAGAGCGGGTTCGGGCTTTTTACGTTTAGCTCAGAGAGCCAGCCTGACGAGCTCTTTGCTGCTCTGAGCGAGGCGGGAACGGACTTTGCTTTAATCCGGGTATACGACAAAGCGATTCGGGGAGACGGTAACTTTATGAGGGTGTTCGGCCACATCAAATAGGCTGAGTTCTACCGCTACTCCAAATGACCCGACCCTCCCTAACTTCAATCGTAGCGCCCTCGGTCATTCGGTAAGGGCCGCTGAGTAAATACTCAGCGCGCCCATCTTTGACATCAACTTCGACAGGATCGCGCTCAGGATTGGCGAAGTTTCTGCGCCAGGCGATGGTAGGGGCAAACGGGTCTGGCTGAATCATGCGTATCTCCTGCGGCAATGCCGCGTCATGTTGGTTGTTTTGCGTCTTGGTGCCTGAGGATCAGGCGTGTTCGGTCATGCCATGGTCCGCCGAACACCAAAATCTCGGACGGCCTACCGTACATGTGGTGAAGCATGAAAGGCCCGGGGCCGAAGGTGCCCGACTCTTCGCCTGGTAGCGCTGGGTCAGTGCCCAGGTAGATCCCAGCATGGTTCGGGTGAACCGTGCGCCCGACCTGCATGACGATCAGATCCCCTCGCTGTGGCCGGTCTACACGTACAAAACCGGCGCCCTCGTAGTTCGCCTCGTACAGGCTGGCGTTCTCCGTACTCTCCCACCAGCCGTCGGTGCGCTGATAGTTTGGCAGCTCAATGCCCATCGCCCGCATGTAGAAATCTCTCACGACTGCAAAACAGTCCTGCACTCCATGGACAAACGGACGCCCCAACAAAGGTACGTTAAGGATCGGCTCCAGCAGCCGTAGATCGCCCTCCGGGTGCGAATAGATGTACCAAGGCAGCCCTGACGCATTGCATGACGCCACATCTTGCGCAGATGGCTTTGAGGTCGCCCCATCTCCAGGGTGGCTATGGACGACAGCTTTGATTTCCCCCTTATCCTCCGCAGCCGCATAGTCTTCAGGGTCCAAGCGAAAGCTCTCTGTCGGATCTTCTGCGGTATTTTTGCATCGCACGTATCTGCGTTTTCTGCCAATAGAAATAATGAGACCGCACGACTCCTTGGGCGCCTCATCTTCGGCGTGCGCCCGGATCTCGCTAAGCAGGTGCTTTAACATTTTTTCACCCAAAGAAAAGGGCGCCATGTGGCGCCCTGATGTGATCACTTGCTCAGCTTTCTCGCTGGCCTTGTCAGAATATCTTGATCTGTCCAGCCAAGATTTATTCTGGAAATAATCGTTTGCCTACTGAGTCCGGTAATTTCCGCCAACTCCAGCACCCTACGAGTCTCGCCATTGAGGCTTAGCTCTATACGTTTTTTGCCAGGCTTGATCGATCCCTTGGGCATTGCCACTGCATCCTCTGGCTCCCAGCCCGCATCGAGCCTGCGGAGAATCATCTGGCCAGGGATACCTGACAGCTGAGCCCAATCAACAAGGCATTTAGTTTCGCCATTGATCGTAATCATGCGGTTAGAGCTTTTATTGCGATCTTGTTCTTGTTGGGTCGCCCAGCGACAGTTGCCAGGGAGGTAATCTCCAAGCGTATCTATTCTATCGATCGTGCAGCCGTCCGGCCTGCCTCCCATGTCCTCAACAAAAGAAGGGAAATCATTCCAGCGCTCACAGACCTTTATGCCAAGGGCGCCATACCATTGGTAACTAATGGACTTGGGATTATTGCAACGGGTTCGCATGGATAGCCATGTCGTATATAGCGGATGTTGTTTCATCCCGTGCGTGGTTAGCCTTTCAACTTTCAGCTCACGATTTAAACACCCGCAGGACTTGGTCGTCCCAGATCTCAAGCTATCGGTAATCACGTCAAGCTGTGAACCGCAATCACACATGCAGGCCCAGGCAGTCTTCTTGGGACGCGGCTCTCCGGCCCCTGTTACCAAAAGGCGGCCATATCGCTCGCCGACTAAATCTAGCTTCTTGCCCATTTTCACACCACTAAAGCGTGAGACCTAACTGGATAGGAGTGGCAGGTCGGTTAGGTGCCGACTTTTCGGGTTGCATGCCCTAGCCACGCGGTCATTGTACTACGATCTGGACACGAGGCTCACTGCGGGAAATCCCCCGAATCCCAATTCTTCGTTCTCGCCAAATCTGAGCTTGCATGAGGACAGACAACCCTTGCACTGGTCAAGCGCCGGATCGTCCGTGGGGTTGTCCTCGTCGTCGAACATGGCCGCGCCGGTGTAGCCGCAATCTGGCCCTCGATAGCCGTTGGTCATGGCCCAGTGGCAGAAGGTCGTCATCTGCCGGCCAGGTAGTCCGTGATTATCGATCTCGCCCGGGGAGGAGAGCTCCCAGACCACAGCCTCGCCGTCCTCGCTGGTTTTCTGGTCGATGTACCAGATCTCCAGCGCCTCCTGGGTCGGGTCTGCAGTCGGGTTGCCGTCGGGAAAGTTGGCCGCGTCCAGGTACTGGGCCAGGGTCTCGCGAACCGTCAGCTTGAACTTGAGCATGTCCTCGAAGGCCAGGCACAGCGCCGTGACTCTGCCGTTGACGTTGCCGGCGGCGAATGTCGGCCGTGAGGCTGTGCCGTCGCTACTTGAGGAAATTCCCTCAATTTGCACCGGCCAGGCCGCGTACTCCTCGCCCTGCCACCAGATCGACTTCGCTGGCAGATCCTCTTCCGAATGCTCGTAGGCCAGCAGCTCTTCAGGTGTGTGCGGAATGGCGTGCCCGTGGAAGCGCAGGTAATCCGCGCCGTACTCAGTCCCGTCAATTTCAAACAGGCGAATCTCGCCGCCGGGCTCCAGTTTCTGGATGTCCGTGATAAGTGCCATGGATTGGCCTCAGGGATGAAAGGTTTGCTTGAAGGTGGCGGTGATGGCGTAGACCTGGCCACCGCGGTGAACCGGCTTGTAGCCGTTGCATTTGTAGAGGCCAAGCTCGCCCAGGGGCGGCTCCCATAGAAATCCCTTGGCGCCCTTGTGCCGATCGAGGAACGCCTTGATTTCCAGAACACGAGCCTTGGCGCCGGTGAATGTGAGCGGCCAGGATTGGGACTGGTTATTGAGGCCATCTTCGACCGACTGCTCATATCCATCGCCGAACTGCTTGGAGCGAACGCGCTGGACTATATCGCCCTCTGCGCCCTTCTCCGTCGCCCAAGTAAATCGTTCGATAGCCATCACCGCCCCTTGATTGCGTTGTTGATCACGCCACCCTGGCGCATGTCCTTACTCCGTAGCTCCTGATACTTCTGCTCAACAAAAGCCGCCAGCTCCTTGCCAAACAGGTCATAGCCAGGCGCATCGGCGGAGGACGATGCGTTGCCGTCCCCGTCGATATGCACCTCGACATTGATCTGTGTTGCGCCCGCCCCGCCACCGCCCATGGCCATAACGCCTAGCTTGCCGCTGGACGTTCGGGTCAGCGGCATGATCGCCTCCTCCCCTGCCTCACCCATGACGCCGGTTTTGCCATTGGCCATACCGAACGCAGTAGGCTTGCTGACGATGGAGTTCGTGAAGGCGCCGCCGTCGGCGAACATCTGAACGCCGCCAGACCATGCGCCGCCTTTGGCTTGCGGGAAGTATGTAGACGAATACCCAGCCTGAGTTGAGCCGGCAGAGGTAGCTCCGCCGAAGTATGAGCCGACTGCGCTTGCAGCAAGCCCAAACAAGCTGCTTAAGGCTGAAGAGCTGGCCTGGAGCGCTGCTATACGCGCCATATCAGCAAGTACAGACTTCGCAAAATCAGCAAACGACAACTTCCCGGTTAGAGCGAACTGGACTACAGCATCCTCCATTGAGCTGAACGCGTTGGTAAACAGGCTTTTCGTCTGGCCGGCAATGTTCCGCGCCGAATCCAAGTAATTGTCCCAAGCTGCCGTAGCGCCCTTCGTCCAATCGCCCTGGGCGGCTTCCACATCCGCGTAGTTCTGCCGGATCTGGTCGGTCGCCGACTTGTTCGCATCGGCGAGCGCCTGCGACTTACGCTTGAATTCCTCGGGGTCCATCTTCCGAGATGGATCTGACTGCTGACTCTCAAGCTCGCGAACCTGCTTGGCATAGCTGTCCTGCTGCCCATTCAGCTCACCCGATAGCGCGTTCTGCCTATCCCCTTGCCCAACGCCAACGACTGCGCGTTGACCGGCAAGCACCAGGGCTTTCTGCTGCTCGCCAAGAGCGTCGACATACCGTTGGATGTTGAGCGTTTGTTTGTCGATCCGCCCTTTCTCGGCAATAGCCAACACTTCAAGCTGGCTATCGGCATCCTTCTGCGCTTTGACCATCCCTGCGCGCGCGTCGGCGATCTTCTGGTCCAGCTGGATGCTTTGCGCGGCGGTGGTGGTCTTTTTGCCCTTGGCGGCTTCAAGAGCGGATATCTCCGCTTCGTAACCGGCGGTGACCTCATCCTTTTCGGCGCGGATCAAAACTGCCCGCTGTGTCGCGTAATCAGCTTGGGAGATCAGCCCGGCCTTCTGCGCGGCGTCCAACTGCTTCTGGGTGTTGGCGTATTCGTCCTGAATACCCTTGAGCGCGTTCTGCGCATCGTTGTATGCCGTGAGATCTACGGCGCCGGCCGAAGCCGTTTTAGGGTCCTTGTTCTTGTCCTTGATGTTCTGGAGAGTCTTGGCGACATAGTCGGCCTGGACCTTTGGATCATCAGGATTCGCCTTTTTCAGCACCTCGACGTCGCGCAAATACGCCTTGGTCAGCTTGTCTCGCTTCTCGGCATTGCTGAGCATTGAGTCGCTGAGCAGCTTGAGACGTTGCTCGGCTTCAATCCCTTCCTTGTGGGTCCTGGCATCGTCACTTTTACGTTTTTCCTCGTCCTCCTGGGCGGCTTTCTTGTCCTGTAGCAGGCTCAGCTCATCCTTGAGCGCGGTGAGGCGCGCTTTCGCATCACCATCCTCGAAGCCCGTGCCCACCGTAGATTCCAGGTAAGCAATCTTCTGATTGAGCTCTGTGACCCGAGCAGCATCACCTTGGTCCCTGCCAATGTTCTTGATCGCATCCAGCGATTTCTTGGCTTCGTCGGTGATGCCCTTCCAGGCTTTCTCGATGAAGCCCAGGTTGTCGGTGATCTCCGTGGATCGGCTTTTAACGGTATCCGCGTAGGTGTCTGTGAGGAGTTTGGCGGCACCGATAGTGTCGCCCTGCTCCTTCAGTGCAACGATTTGCGAATAAACCGAAGCGGTCAGGAAGTGGTACTGATCATTCAGTTCTTTGGCGGCAGCAACAGGGTCCTTCGCGATTTTCACAAACTCGGCAATCGTCGCGTCGACCGACTTACCGGTGGCGTCCTCCATCGCAGCGGCGGCATCCGCAATATCCTTGAAACTGCCGCCTGCGATAACTCCACTGGCAGCCAGCTTGGCAAGCGATGCTGCGGCCTCGCTGGTAGTGCCATTGGTTGCACTGACCTGCTGCGCCAGATTGGCCAACTGACTGGCTGAGGTGCCTGCATAGTTACCGGTGAGGATCAGCGATTTGTTGTATTCGTCAGCCTCTTGGCTACCGCTTTTGTAGCCGTAGATCACAGTGCCGAGAGCAGCAACTACCGAAACCAGCGCGAGGACCATACCCGCCGCGCCAAGCGTTACACCACTGATCGCCGGGCTGATCGCACCTACTGCCTTCTGTGCGTTCTCGGCAGCTTCTGCCGCAGTGTTCGAGCTTTCCGCCAGGTCCGACAGGCTCTCGCTTGCCTCGCCCGCGTTCTCGGCGGTGTCTTTCGCCCCTGAGGCGATACCTGCGAGGGACTCTCCCAGCACCGCGGCACCGGCGCCGCCGGAAAACAACGACCGAAACTTGTCCTTCAGGGCGTCCATCGTCGGGCCAATGCCGCCGAAAGAGTCCTTGATCTGGCCGCCCTGCTGGATCAGCACCATCAACGGGTTCTGACCACCCGCCAGGCTGGTGAAGATGTCCGTGAACTGCGCAGGCAATTGCCGAAGCGCCGCCTGCGTCTGCCCCGAACTGATACCGGTCTTCCGAAGCCCCTCATCGAATTCGCCCAGCTTCTGCCGGGACGCGTCGATGCGTGTCGAGTACTCGCGGAAGGTGTCGGCATCGATGACGCCGGCGGCCTTGTACTTCTGCAACTGCGCCTGCTGCTGATCGAGCTTGTCGAGCGCGGCCATTGTTGGGTTGAGCTTACCGAGCAGTTCTTGCAGGCCCTCGGCCTGAACTCCAGTTGCCGCCGCGGCCTTCTTGGTTGCCTCAGCCTGACGATCAGTCGAGCCAACAAGCGCATCCGATTCAGCCTTCATGCGCCGCTGGAGCGCTGCCAGGCTGCTTACCGACGATCCCGACGACTCCATAGCGGAAGCATTGGTATTTACGCTGGTGGTCAGGCGCTGGTAATACTCGCTCGACTCCAGGGAGGCCTTCGCCATTGCCAGAAGGCGAGCCTTGGCCTCGTCGAGCGTCTCGGAAAGCTTGCGCTCGGACGCCGACAGGCCTGCCGTTGCCGTCGCCGCCTTTTCGAAGCCGGCAGAGACACCATCAGCCGCTTTCTCAGCCTTGGCGCCGGCCTGTGCGAGATTCTCCAGGTCGGAGGTTGCCTTGACCGCTTCGCCTGAATTTACCGCAATGCCAAGCTCAGCGATTGTAGACATGGAGGCCCCATTATTCCTTTTGCTCAGACATGACGAGCAACGCCTCGGCCTCCATTACCTGAAGGTCGGGGAATATCTCTCTGAGTTGTTTTTTCTTTATGCCGATTAGTTCGGCGACGTTGGAAATAGCGGTGTAATCGAGACCCGTCGCGCCGCATGCGCCGGTACGCCACTGAGTGGACATCGCATTGAACAGGCGGAAGGCTGGCCAGTTTTCTGGCCAGACCTCCACATCCCCGTCAAGGTCTTCAGGGGATAATCCAAACAAAGTCAGCTGCTCGGCCGGCGCGCTCGGCTCGTACAGTGAGCGCGCCGCGGCGATCAGTTTCCCCGGCGGGCCGGTACGAAAGCCTTCTGGTAGGCGTCGACAATCGCGTCGCCAGCACCGGCAGAAGTCTCGACCAATGCGCGGATGGTTTCATGGCTCAATTTGTCGTCGAAGCCCCAGCTGGCGACCAATTGAGTGACCTGCTCCACCTGCCGTTCGATGTGGGAGTCGGTAATTTCGATCAGGGTGAGCTCATCACCTTTCGCCTTGAAGCGCTCCTGATCCTCCTTGACGCTCTCCTGCCACCCCGCGAACAAAACCGCGAGCTCCTTGCGGTCGCGGTATTTGAACTCGAAGGGCACCTTGATCGTGGTACCACCGGCACGCGGGATATCCACGTCGGCGCCGAACGTGGGGTTTTGAGCGATTTTGAACTTTGCCATGGGTTACACCACCGCAGTCAGGTAACGGGTCGGCTCGGCCTGCAACGCCAAGCTGACGGTACGGGTCAGCAGGTTGTTGCGGGACACCGCTGGCTGCTTGGAGAACGACGTGTAGGTGCCGTACAGCAGGGTGTCATTACCGGGTAGGTTCAAGCGCGCCGCTTCGATCTGCTTGCCGGCGTCCGCCTTCAACAGCACCCCGTTGAACGCCTGGGCTGGGTCGTCAGCGATAGTCAGCACCATGCTTGCTGCCGATTTGTCGGTGGGGATCTGCTTACCCTGGTCATCCTCGAGGAACACCACATCCAGGTAGTTCTGTTCGCCGCCGGAGAAGGCAACGTCGGAGATCTGCGGGATCTGCACCCAGGTCAGCACCTTGCGCATAGTGCCTGCACCGCCTGCTGCCGGGAAAACCTGAGTATCGGTGGTGTCGATACCTTCCAGGGTGATAGCCGTCGCGGTGGCCGCCTTCACGCGTACAACCTTGCTATCCAGCTTGCTCCAGCCGGACGTGAGCAGAACGATATCGCCGGCGGCAATGGTGCCGCCGACTACAGTAGCCACCGCCTCGCTCGCATTGCTGATGGCAGCGAACGCCAGTGCCGCGCCGTAGGTTGCGGCGTGCTGGAAGGTGCCACCGTTCGGGAGTTTGTAGCCCATGGGTATTTCCTCTTTGCAGATATGAAAAAACCCGCTCAATGGCGGGTTTGTGGGTTTGCCCAATGGGCGGGATCAGTTGGTGTCGGCCCGGTATAAGAACGAGACCGGGACGGTGTAGGTGGAATCGCCGGTGATGCCGGGGCCCTGGTCGACCGGCGACATCGTCACCACGGTGACCGGGCCCTTCGTGTCCCTGGCGTACAGCGGGAACAGGTTGATCAGTTCTTCCGCGATGGGGTTCGTCTTGGTCTTACCCGTGCCCGCCGGCGCGATGATGCTCACCTGGAAGACCCCGGTGAACAGCCGGTGATCACCGCCAAGAGTGTTGCTCGTGGTGTCGCCCGGGATCGTGAAAGCCCTCAGGTATGTCTCGCCCGCCACCGGCGTGTAGGCCGTGTTCTCGAAGACGATCTTCAGCTTTTCAGACCTGACAGCGTTCCAGGCAATGAGCTTGGCCTCGTAGATCGAGGCGATTATGGCGTGTGACATTCGGAAGCCCTGTATGATTGTCCTGTGCAGCTAGGGTCGCCCCCGAAAAGCCGTCTAATCACCGGCCTGCTGCACCCCATTAGTGATTACCCTCTGTGATGGAGAGCAGCATGAGCGAAATCTGGAAGGCAATTCCTGAATTTGAAGAATATTACGAAGTCTCTAATTTAGGTCGCGTGAGATCACTAGACCGTCGCACAACCGACAGGATTGGCAGGCCGTTTGTTAGGTACGGAAAAATCATTACGCCTCGCAAGGAGATTCGCGGATACGTGAGCGCGAGACTTTGTGTAGAAACGGTCCATCGCATATTCAAGATTCACCGGCTGGTGGCATACGCTTTTCTGCCTCCCCCTGGTCCACAACAGCAAATCAATCACATCAACGGGATCAAGACAGATAACCGCCCAGAGAACCTTGAGTGGGTATCGCCTTCGGCAAACATGCAGCACGCCTTTAAGAACGGCCTCGGCCGGGTAAGTCGAGGTGAAAACAATACACGAGCCATCCTTTGCGAAGACGACGTTCGCAAGATCCGCCTTTTGAGTGCCAGCGGAAGATCATGTGCTGCAATCTCTCGCGATTACGCTGTAAGTGAAGCAACTATCAGGCAGATACTTAAAGGTAGAAACTGGGCTCACGTCGCTTAAACCCGGTTATTCTCGACGGCCTCATTGACGATCTGCTGGAATCTCGCAAGCGTCACTCTTACCATTCCTGATGGAGCTTGAGTGGAGTGGCCATATTCCAAAGGAATAGAGTACGGAAGATTGTTTACGATATAGGCCGTCTCACCAGCGGTCAGCGCCTGGACCTGTAGTCGAAGCTTGGCCAACGTCACACCACCAGCCGGATCGACCTGGTCAAGCGTGCCCTCCGCCGGCGTACCGATGGAAAACTGCCAGTTCCCACGGAACCGTCCGCCGACGTAGTCCTTTCCTGCCACCAAACCGTTCACGTTGAAGTTCTGGTCGCGCTCGGTCTTTGTCAGGGGTTTGGCGTACTTCACACCCTTTCGCAATTTGCCGGCTTTGGTGAAGTTCGACTCGTTGAGGTTGATGATCGTATTGCGGACCGCGACCTTGAAGTCATAGTCGTCGGCCGCCCGGGTGTTCGCCTCACGGTGAGCAACGTTTGCGGCCCAGATCTCCGGGTTACCCACGGGGGACATTCGAATCAGGCTGCTGCCGACCTCGATAATGATCTCGCGCACGCTGGCGTCGATGGCTTCGCTAGTTTGGGCGGCGAACTCGGCCAGGCTCAGGGCGAAGCTGCCGGATTGACCGGCGCCTGCCCGGCTCAAGACCGCACCTGCAGTTCATACAGAATCGGCGTGCCGGCCGGGTTGACCTCTTTCAGCGGAGGAACGATTGACCAGGTACGCCCCTGGGCGACCACTTTGTCGAGCAGCCCCGGCACCCAGGCCAACCCCTGCGCGGCGATCTTGAGCTTCTTGTCGCCCTGTTTGATGAGACTGTTGTTTTGGAATTCTTGGCCGGTGAAGTCGAGCAGAATGCCCTGGGCGATCTGTTCGACAGTTGCCCCCGGCGCTTCCCCGCCCGTCTCCGGGTCGTACTCGCCCGGCTCCGTCTTGCTGATGGTCACGGGCTGGCCGAACTCTGTGATCATCTCCAGAGCCATCACGGCCATTTCGTCGTAGAAGGCCATGGCGGTCTCCGCTGTGTCTATGCGCGCACTGCGAACAGCCCACGCTTTTGAAGGTAGTCGGCAAACTGCGTAGCGCTCGGCCGGTCCGGCGCCGCCGGCAACAGTCGGCCGCTGGTGTTCGGAATAGTCGCGTACTCGCGAGTTACCGCGCCCTCGACACGCTCCAGAGTTACCGCGCCCTTGCGCTTCTCCACCGGATCGATGTCGTCTTGATGGATCTCGGCGGCAAGGGCCATCTGGCCGTACTGGATCCGCGCCGGCAGGTAGTTGTCTGGCTTGATCTCCTGATCCAGCAGCACTTCCCGGCGCGGCCAGGACAATGCCTGCTCGCTGCTCATCTTGCGGCCTTTCCAGGTCTTGCCATCCATCGCCAAGGCAGCCCGGCGCAGCAGCGCTTCCTGCTCGGGAACGCCTGCGGGGATGACCGTGCCGAATTTCACGGCATACAAGGCCAGGTCCTCGGCGCTCGCGTAGCTTTCGGCGTCAGGCTTGCCGGTGCCGTCCTCGATGATGAGTGTCATGCGTCAACTCGCTGGAATGGTTTGAAGATTGGCCGCCGGGTCACCGGCAGCCAGCAGTATCACGCCTTGGGCAGATCAGCGACGAGCTTTTCCAAGGAGTCTTTCGAGGCATTGGCCCGGTACTGGACCTTGGCCTCATCGAGCTTTGCTTTCAGGTCGGCGATTTCCTTCGCTTCGGCATCTTCCCGACCGGCTTTGTCGACTTGCTGGAGAAGGTCGCCCACCTGCAGTTGCAGAGCCTTAACCTTTTCAGCTTCGCCATCACGCGCACGGATGAGGCTTTCCACGCCGGCGTTTACCGCCTCGAAAACCTGGAACAGGCGGCCAGCGATAGGACCAAGCTCGCCTTCTGGGCGCGCCAGCGCTTGGTCAGCGAATGACTCGACGATCAGGCCGACAGATTCGAGCTCGGCACGGAAGGCATCGATGTTGATGCTGGAGTTTCCACCATCGATCAGCAGCACCTTCGGCAACTCCTTGACAGTCACGCCAGGCACTTCGTCGGCGGCATCTTCACGACTTTCGGTAACGCTTGCGTCGACGATGCGCAGGCCGCTTGCTTTGGCGAGTGCCTTTACGTCTTCCTGGTACTGATGGAATGGACCAGGCAGATACCAGATGTTCTTGTTGCTCATGATCGTGTCCTCGCCAAGCCGGGCACTAGGCCCGACTCAGCTGTCAGGGTTACTTGGAGGCATCACCGATCAGAGCCACACCGGCGGTGTGCTTGATGCTGGTGGCGGTCTTGTCCCAGTTGGTACCGGTCGCCAGTTCGGCATCGGTTGGCGACTTGCCGCCGGTGGTGGTGTCCCAGGTGTAGCCCTTCAGGCCCAGGCCGAAGGTGTAGTCGGTCTGGAGCGTGGTTTCGATGCGCTCCTTGCCGTTGGTGGTCTGGACGTTGCTGATGATGTCGCGGCCGTCGTGGACCAGCGCAGCGCCTTGCACCAGGGACAGGATGATCTCCTTGTTCGGGGTGCCGGCCTGCATCAGCGCCGGGGCATCCGTCACAACGGAGATCTTGCCCAGAATGTCGATCACGCGAACGTTACCAGCCTGGAACAGCTGGTTCTGGTTTGCCAGGTTCTGGCCGACCAACTTGTGGTAGCTGGTGCCCTGCATCACCTGGGTTACCAGGTTCTGGCTCGCATCGCCGAACTTCGCATGGGCGTTGTTCAGGCCCGCGTAGGTGATGCCGGCGGTAGCCGACACGTCGTTGACCGCGGCGGCCTGGGCGGTAATTGCGGCAACCAGGGCGGCGATCGCAGTGTTCAGCTGATCCTTCAGCAGGATCTCAGCGAACGCGCGGCTGGCAACTTCGATGCCTTGCGCGGTTGGGCGCTCCAGCCAGGTCATCTGCGATGGCTCGTAGCGGATCGGACCGAAGCCGCCGGCTACCTTCACCGAAGTATTCTTCAGCTCGGTCAGGTCGGTTGCAGCGACGGCAGCGTTCGCGCTGTAGCGATCCACGCGGCGCTGAGCAGCGGCCAGGGTCTGGAAGAACGACTCTTGGAGGAAGTCACCAGTGAAGCCGTCCGGAGACAGCACGATTGCACCGCGGCTGGCGGCGTTGAAAGCGGCGAGATACTGATCCAGCGTCTCGAGAGTCGCCGGCATGATGTATTCGTTGAAAACCTGCATTTGCGACAGGGACATGAGTTATTTCCTTACGATTGTGGGAGATCCGGGAACCGGCTCGCGATTGCGGCCTGTCGTTCCTCTTTGGTGCCGCCGATTTTTCCTTTTGCGGCCCCGCCGCCACCTCCAGCACCAGCAGCCCCGCCGCCAGATGCTTTGCTACCCGCGATCAACGGCGCGAAGGCCGTGTCGTTTGCGAATTCTGCTTTCAGCTCATCCAGCGTTGCCGCAGAGAGCTTGCCCTGCTGGTCTAGGACGACCACAACAGGCTTCCCGTCGCGCTGCTCGACGCTCAGACGGCGCTCGATGTGCGGCAACAGGGCTTTGGCGCTGCCTGGGACTGCCAGGGCAGACGCGATGTCAGTAGCGGTGCGGCCGACGGTCAGATCCCGGATCTGAGTGCTCAGCGTTCCACGCTCCTGCTCCAGCATGCCGTTCAGCTCAGCTTCGCGGCGGTTGTACTTTTCGGACCAGGACTTTTCGAGTTCTTCGACGTTGCCGGACTTACGAGCGGCTTCTTCACGCTCCAGTCGGGCCTGCTCTTCCGCGTCCTTACGAGCCTTCTCGGCGGCTTTCTTCTCGCCGAGCAGCTCATCAACCTTGGCCTTCAGGCCTGATACATCTTCTTGCTGCGGCAGACCTTCAATGCCGAGTACGAACTTGCCGTCCTTCTCGGTGTAAAGAGCGCGCACGGTGTCATCCACCCCTTCCAGAGTGTCCAACTGATATTTCAAAGGCATTTTCTTGTCTCCCAGAGACGATTTGCAGGCCCTGCCCGCAGACATGAAAAAACCGGCTCATGGCCGGCCTGGTAATTCGGTGTTCGGTTACTTGGCTTCGTGCAATTGATGCTTGAGCGCGTAGCCCATCAGCGGCCAGACCTTCTGTTCGGCGTTCTGGCGAGCGATCTTGCGACCAATCTCCGCGTCGAAGTTCTCCGGGCTGGCGCACGCGCTTTCGCCGGTGACGGTGAAGCCGTTGCGCAGCACCAAAACACAGAAGGTCAGCAGCGCCAATTCGCCGTGCGCGCCGGTGAGTCGGGTCAGCTCATCCTGTGAATGGAAGGCGGCCTGCACACCATCGGCAGCAGTAAAGAAGTACTCGCCAACGATGTTGGCTTTCAGGTCTGCCGGAGTGATACGCGGCGCAGTCAGGCCCTTGGCTTGAATCTCTTGCTCGATTGCTTTGTCGTTCATGTGGCTCTCCAGGTTATTTGATGCCTGCCCGCTCGAACGCCAGAGGCTCAAGAGCCTTCATCTGCACAAGGGTCAGAGGTGAAAAGTTGCGATCAAGCTGCAGCTCGGAGAATCGTTCGATGCTCAGGCCGCCCTCGCGGAACAGCTTGGCGCGGACCGGGCCGATGGCCTTGTCCTGGAACGCTGCGGGCTGCTGCTGGAGCCAGTCGTAGTAGCTGAGGTCCGCCCTTACCTGCTGGGCCCCGCCGTCACCGATGGAAGCCCGAGTGGCGTCCTTAGCAAACAGAGCGCTGAAGCGCGTCACCGCCACTACCGTCGAGCGGCAATTGATGTGGATCGGCGGCCTCGGCCCCTCAGTCAGCTTGAACCGGCGCTTATCCAGCGTTCGGCATTGGCTGGTTGTCTTCGAATCCAGGGTGCTGACCCACTCCACCGACTGCACGACGTCGCTGTTTTCCTTCAGCGTCTCCATGCGCGCCTGGGTGGCGACGTGCTGCACCGCCGTTCGCACGATGGCGCCGGCGTTGCGGTTGGTCGTAGCCAGGATGCCGTCGTTGTACTGGAGTGCTTTGGTCCCGCGAATGTTCTTGATGATCTGGAAGTTGGTTTGGCCTTCGAAGAAGCCCTGCCTGATCGCGCCTGTGAGGCGTTGCCGCTCCGTGGCGGTGAAGCCATCAATAAACGACTTGAGCAGCTTCCCGCCGTCGGCACCGCGCACGCTGAGCGGATTGGTGAGGATTGCTGCCCTGATGGCAGCAGCACCCGGCACCGCCGCATCGAAGGTGACACCCACCGGTGCCGCCCGGGTCAGGCTGGTTGCTTCAAACTCGGCCTCGTAGTTGGCGATGTCCACCAGGTCGAGGTTCAGTTTCTCGCTGTACCGGTCGAAGATGCCCAAAAGCAGGCTATCAACCTCGCTCAGCAGCCGCTCCAGGCGGGCGACGGTGTAATCCGTCAGGTCCGCCCGGGTCAGCCGCTCGCGGATCGAGCGATCAATCTCCTTGAGGAATGGTGCGAACTTCGCCACCTCCCCCGACTTCAGCTGCTCCAGGAACACTGCATGCCGGATGGTGGCGTCAAGGATTGCTTGGTTTGCCGCCATTCGGAATTACCTCGGTGTTGTCCAGGGCTGGCCCAGTGCTTTGCGCCTCCAGCTCATCCCGGATTTCGTCATCGGTCTTCTCCGGGTTGATCACGCCTCGATCACGCAGGTACTGCCAGAAGTCGCCTTCCGGTAGCTTGCCGCCCTGCACTGCGTTGAAGAGTGCCGCCAGGATCGTCGCGTCCAGAGTAATCTGGCTGAAGTCTTGGTTGAGCTTGTAGACCACCTCGCCGGTGGCGTTCACGAACTCGGCCATCCAAACCAGGCACTGGCTGTACGCCTCGCTGACGTTGCTGACCACCAGGGAAAGCACGCTGTGTTCAGCGGCGCTGTCGTTGTCGGCCTGGGTCGCGGTCTTCACCGCACTACCGCGCTCGATCAACCGGGCACCGAGCGAAACCATGTCCTCTTTCTTGGCGTCCATGGCCTCCTTGGCGACCGTGTTGGGCTGCGCTTGCCAAACGCCGCACGCGCCGTTCACCGGCAGCAGCCAGGGCGCCCTAGAGCCCAGGAAGATCCCGGCCTTTTCGAGATGGTCTCGCCATTGCTCGTCAAGGCCAGACATCCATGGTTGAGGCTGGCCCACCAGGTAAGCCGCCTCTTCGTAGTCGGCACTGTTGCGGTAATGCCCGATATTCACTTCAGCCATGTCGTACAGCGGCGAGTCGTCAATGCTGGTGTCGTTGTTCTCGCTGCCAAGGAACTGGAACGGGATGATTCGCCATGGCTGGCCGGCTCCGTTCAGCGGGGCGAATGGCGCCACGGTCATCTCCGTCTTGCTGGAGCCCTCCTCCCATACTTCCTGGGTGTACACGCCGGACACATCCAGGCGCAGCACGCGGTATTGGGTAACCTGCTCACTGCCGAACCCGTCATCCGTATCGACGTCGACCTTTTCACGTAGCACAACCAGGCTCAACAGGTGCTGACCGCCAACCTGGCGCGTCTTCCAGTTGATGATCGACTCAGCCGGGTAGCTGGCGACATTTGCACGGGCGCGACCGGCCTGCTCGTCTGCCCTGCTCACGGTGCCAGGCTCGACAGCCGCGTAGTCAACAAGCAGACCGTGACGGCCGACTTCGAGCAAATGCCCGATAACCGACTGCGATTGCTGGTAAACGCTGACACCCCGCCCGTCGATGTCAGTTGCGACGTAATCGAGCGCACCGGGAACAGTCAGCGTTGGCCATGTGCGGAACACCGCGCCCACCAGGCTGTGTTTTGTCCGGCCGGTGGCGTTGTAGAACACAGCACGCTTCTTGTAAGCGTCGTACCGATCCTTGTTGTCCTGGGACTTGTCCGAGGCATTCGGCCTGGGTAGGTAGTAATCGCCGGCAGCCTTGACTGTTTCCGAGCCCTTGCAGACGTCGCGCACCAAGCGCCAGCGGTATTTCGCCGCCGTGTACTCGGGACGAGTGAAAGTGACGTCCGTCATCGAGCGACCCCCATTTTCATTGCGGTGACCGGTTTGATGATCGGGTACTCGCGGTGGATGAAGTAGCCGCCGGCGTCGTTCGCGTGATCGATCCCGGCAGTTTTGTCTGGCTCCCCGTTTGCACCCCACACCTGCTGCTCTAGGCCATCGGCGTAGGTTGGGCAGGTGAACGGGTTGACCAGGTAGCGGCGCTCGCCCTGCGCATTGCAGAAGACGGCGTTCATTGCGTTGATTCGATCTTTAACCGGCGGGTTTGCCGCTGGAGCGATGACCGCGAACCCAGCCTGCTTGAGCATGGCAAGGTCGGTGATGCTGGCGTTCACAGACTTGCGTGAGTCACCGGAGGCGTCAGGGTAAATCCTGATTTCGCAGGTCTTTTTGAAGTCGTTGCCGTCGTGCTGCCAGTACCGCTCTTTGATGCGGCGGATCATGTCGGGCGTGTCGTAGCCGTCGATCAACTCATCCACTGCCCTGGGCAGCCCCTGGTCGCGCTTGACGTGGGTGATCGCCGCCATCTTCCCGACGTTGAAGTCCATCCCGATGAACAGCGGCTCACCGGGCTGCACTGTGTCGAAGCACCCGTTGAGCTTGCGGTCGTAGGCCGTGTAGATCGTGCCAGAGGTCAGGTTGACGAACTGGCCCTTGAGGTACGCCATGATCAGCTGCGGCGGATACGACTCCATCAGGGAGGCGATGTAGTCATCCGGCAGGTTCAGCTCGTTGTCGAAGGTGCTGGCCTGCACCAGGCCGTACATCTCTTTGAGCGAAGGCTTGTCGCGCAGCTGCTTCACGAACTGCAGGAAGACGAACTTGAAGCCTTCCGGCGTCGTGGTGACATCCACCCCGTTCTTCAGTCCGGGTAAGTTGTAGCGCATCCGGGCGATGATCTTGCGCCAGGCCTGCTGTGCCTTGAGGGCAGTCAGCACGTCCAGCTCATCCACCAGGGCATGGCCAATCTTGAAGCCGACAATCGTCTGCGGCTTCTCCATCGACCGGCAAATCACAGTGCCGCGGTACTGCCGGCCGCTGTAGATGTGAACTTCGTGGTTCGCCTGGTTGATCTTGGTCTTCAGCCCCCAGTCATAGGCCACCTCATCCATGGTCGGATAGAAGATGTCGCGGATCTGCGGGTAAGTCGGCGCAAAGTAACCAGCGTTGACGCCGGGCCACTCCATGAAGTGCTTGCTCAGTGCCGAACAGCCAACCCAGGTCTTACCTGAGCCAAACCCAGCCACGAAGGCGCGGAATTTATGAGGCAGCGTGAGGAACTGAGCCTGCGGAACGTTAAGGCTCGGCATTCGGCTTCCTCGCATCCACCACGTCGACCTGGATGCGGGTCGGGATCACCGGTTCGTCGCCAGCCTCTTCCTTCCTGGCCCGGTTGACGAACATATCGCCGGTTTCCTTTGCGGCCTGCTCAAGGATCTGCATGGCGAGCGGTATGTTCTTCGAGCTATCAGCTCTCTCGAAAGACCGATTCATGGCGCGAAGGCGGAACGCGCGGTTGGCGATCGGGATTTCTGCCGTCTCTTCACGGAATCGCTTACGGGTGTCCTGGAACAGGGTCACCCACTTCACGGCAAGCCCCTTCCCGGCAGACTTGGTTGGGTCGTGCGTCTCCACCTGCTGACGGCTCACCGCAATCCCGTATTCGTTCTTGACGGCCTCCACTACCTGGGACGGTGTGTCAAAGCACGCCAACGCCTGAACGATGAAGCTCTTCACCTCATTTTTCAGGTTCGCCATAGGTTCTCATCCGTCTAGAGCCTGTCAAGAATCAGGCCAGCTTGAGCAGACAGGTTCCGCAAGCCCTCGATATATTCAGTTTCCCCACCTCGGCGGGTTTGTTTGCAGCATCCACCAACGCTTGAACGTCAGGGCTTGGCCCGTAGCGGCGGACGACACCGACGAACTCTTCGACGTCGTGACCACGCATCTCCAGCTTCGGCGCCCCTTCCTTGGTGAAGGCTGGCTGACCGTACTTATCGTTGGCGTGGGCGATGTGATAAAGCTCATGCTCTAACAGGGCGCAGAAGTCGGTGTCGCTGCACTGGGCGCAGTAGTCGGCAGCCAAGGTGATGATGAAAGCCGGCACGCCGCCGAACCAATCGCGCATCTGTTGCTCCATCCGGGCTTTCTGCCAGCCGCCGGCGCGGAACGCTACCTGTTCGGCCTGACCCAGGACAGTCCTTCCCTGCCTCTCGAAGCTCGACGAAGCCCACATGATCCGGATGTCTGCATCCAGTAGGTGGGCATGGTCTTCGTTGTGAATGCTGCCGGTGTCGGCAAGGATCTCGGATTGGAGCCATTCCCACACTTCGGGCGCTGGCGTTAACCGGATGCCGAAGTCGGATAGGTCCGACAGTTCTAGCAATGAGGCTGGAGGTCGAGGCCTATTCATAAACCTCTATCTCCGCGCCACGTTTTCGAATGCGCCAAATCGTGGCGCGGATTAATCAGTGCAGGCCATTACCTGGCCGCGTTTCGCCCAGGCATAAACCACAACGCCCGCGTGAAGCATCACGCCGAACGGGTTTACCCAATGCCCCTGGATCGAGGTGACAAAAGCGCCGAATGCACCAATGGCTACCAAGTAGAAGGCCGTGCATAGGAGCGGATGGTCAACCGGCCTTACGCGGCGCAGGTAGTCACAGGCCGCCAGGGCGACAAGGACACATAGGAACGCGTCAGCCGCGCTCAGCGCCGATACAAGAATACTGTTCATGTCAGGCACCTCGCGTCGTCGGGAAGGACCCTATGACTGCTTTGATGGCCGGGATGATGTTCATGGCGGTCAGGCCAAGTACGAAGGCAACGCCACATAGGAGGTTGTCATCGACTACAAGGTCGAGCCGCGTGGCGATCCAGCCAGTGACAGGCTGAGACAGGTACATCGAGAAAAAGAAACCGGTGGCCACCGCTGCGGCTGCCTGGCCCCGGGTTAGATCCCTCAGAAAGCCGAGAGACAGAATCGAGCCAATGAATGCAGCCATGACCACGCCGTACTTCACCAGCAATACGCCGGCGGCAGTGCTCGTTGGTTCTGCCATTGGATACTCCATGATGAATAGATCAGCCCCGGCGGCACTCCCAACTCGGAGCAATGGGTGTGGCGGGGCTGAAAACGAAAAGGCCCGCACAGTGGCGAGCCGGAAGTTATCGCGAACGGTGCAGCAGACCGCCCGGCTTAAGCTCGGCGCGGATGACTTCCTTGACCTGGCTTTCAAGGATTAGGCTCTTCATGTGATCAGCCATGTCTGTCCTGCTGATATTTCCGGATACCATTTCAAGAATATCCGAGGCGCTTCGATCATTGATGGCGAAGCGATCAGCCGAAACTAAGTACTGCGAAGGCAGGCCCGGGCCAATCCCGGCGACGACGAAGGCCCGATCTATAAACACCTGGTCATCAGCTACTACGAATGGCTGAGGTTGCTCGGCCTTCGTGAGGTCGCCACAGCGAAAGCGAGTGACGCCATCGATAGAAATGGTCGTCAACCCGCCCTTTTGCGTGATGCGTGTTCCAGCGACTTTCGCCCTCGCCTGCCGCGCAGCTACCTCTTCGGCAGTTTCATGGCGCTCGTAGGTCAGCGAGGTCCGCACATCCGAACCATCACGATCAAATGAGATGTCCTCGGTAGTGAACTCCGCGCTTGCTCGGCACCCTGCTGGAATCTTCTCCAGCTCGGCTCCGATAAACGCCAGGCGCTCCAGCGCGTTGGCTGGCAGATCGTATTCCGACCAAGAGCCCGCCGTGACGGTGATCAACTGAGGATCGCTTGGTAGGGTGCCGACTTGGATCTGGGCGCTGTTGATTTCGAAGTCCCCGCTGACGTGGTCGAGCTTCCAGCCGGAAACGCCCGGCACGTAGTTGCTGGATTGGATAGGGCCGGACATTTTCTGAGCCTCATAACGAGAAAAGCCCCAGCGAATGCCGAGGCCCTGAATAGGTGCGCGGTCTTTCCCGCAGTCAGCCAAAGACAATTCCAGCGTCGACGCCCCAATGCATCGATCTCGCTGATCTGGTCTCGCGCCACTCTGGAAGTCAGGTGTGAACAGAGCGCGTGGGCTGCCGGTGTTTTTCCGTAGCGCTGCACTACCGGCTTATCAGCGTCNAGGCCTCCCGANGGCTGCCCTGGCTGCAGTTAAAATCAGAATGCTGGGGTGATGTCGAAGTAGTAGTCCTTCCCTTCTTCGAAATGCTCAGCGCGATCTGCGGCCACGTTTACGGTGTATTCGCCGTATGGGGTGTACTTGCCGTAGATCGCATCCTCTTCCGCCGGATTGGCCGACCACACCGCGCCGAAGTGCAGGCGGGTCAGCGATTCCGTCGAGCCCTGAACAGGCCCTTTGGAGCGGAGAGTCATTTTGCAGCGAGTGATATGCGACATCGGTAGATCCTCTGTATCGAATGGGCAGGAGGGTCTTTCCGGTCTTTCGCCTGCATAGGTTTGGTACATCCGGGAAAGCGTCCACTTCGGTAGCGGCTTTCCCGGATGTACAAAAAAGCCCGGCGCATGTCCGGGCTTTTTCTATTGCTTCAGTCGTATTCAGCAGGGCGTGAGACCTACACCGTCGGGCGAAGGCTTGGCCGAGGCCATCACGAAGTGATTGCTGGATGCGCGCAGATTGGAAGCGATGCCTTCGTCATTCGACTGGCTGCCCGTTCGCCACATGACGAGGGTCAGTTCCAGGCGCTTCATGCCGACACTCGGCAGCTCGGCCAGCATCACCGCAGAGCGGTACGCGTAAGCCACTGGCTCGGCGAATGCCGACATGGAGAAACAAGACAGGCAGGCGGCAAGCGCCAGGCACACGTAAGCGGACATTCGCTTCATCATTCGGCGTTCCTTTTGGTGGGTTTCTTTGAGCAATAAAAAACCCGGCGCAGTGGCCGGGTTTGTTTGTCGCTTGCATCACCTACATGCGCAAGTACGACAGGATGGGCACATAATCGGCGAACCGGCAGGCCCTGTCAAGGCCCTCATGCGGCATCCTGGTCATCGAAGAAGACGCCCTCCTTGGTCAGGATCTCGCCAGCTTCGAGAAGAGCCTCATTGACCAGCTTATCCAGGCCCTTGAAGATCTTCCGGCGCCAGTCCCGCCTGGTGCGCTCCGGTGTGCCGTCCAGATCCCAGGTGTTCATGTCGTAGTTATGGGCCGGCAAGATGATCACCCCTTCGCACGGAGCCTCCTGGCGCTGCTTCAGCTTGGCGTTGATCGCCTTCTGAGCCTTCGCCACCGCTGCCTTCCTCCAGGCGGGAGCATCATCATCAACCTCTAGCGACACCTTCCCGGCGGGCGCGCGCTCGGCGCCGCCCAACTGCGGATAGGCCCAAGCCGTGACTGCCTTGGTAAGGAACAGGCGCGGCGCCGGTGACGACACATGCGAAACGATCCGGCCAATGGCGCCCACCTTTGAGGCCATGTGCGTCGAGTAGCAGGCGTTCAAGGCCATCCAGTGTTTCGGCGCGAGGCAAGAGTGAAGCCGACCAAAAACCCAGCAATCAGTGAGGAAGGCCGCCTCCTTGCCCACGATCTCGCCCTTCAGCTTGTTGGCCTGGACCTTTGGCGTGTAGTCGCAACCGCCGGCGCTGTTGATCGTCTCGGACGCCAAGGCGCGGATCACTGCGGAAATAACGTCTCGATAGATCATGCTGCCGCCCTCTTCAGTTCTCTGGTCTTTGCCCGGTACTCGACCTCGTTGATTTCACTCAATCTCCCCCGGCTGCGCGCCGGAGTGAACAACGCATCGATAGGGTCCCAGCCCGAATTAATCCTGTTCGCCACTGCGCGCTCAGTGACAGCTACACCCGACACCCTTGACCACTCAGCCAGCGTGTCCGTTACGCCATCGATCGTGATCACGAAAGCATTGCTCCGCTCGCGCTTGTGATTGGTTTTGCGAGGAGGTGGCAACGGCTTGCGGCCGTTATGTGTGATTTTTGGCGCGAACACAGCATCGAAGTCGCTCATGCCGGATTTCTTCCGAAGGATTATCGTGTTACCAGAGACTTTTACCTCCGGCTCGCGACTCCATTCCTGTGGCGTTTTAGAAACCCCATCGATAGTGATTTTGTGGTTTTTGGAAAGCTCGCATTGCTCTGGGTAGTCTCGCCATGTATTGCAACGCGCACAAAGAGGCCTAAGGTTGTCCTCCCTGTTGTTCTTTACATCGCGATCCTTGTGATCGATGTGGCAGGTCTTCCAATACAGATCGATTCCGCACAGCTCGCAGTCAGGTAGCGTGTCTCCGTATTTTGCGAACATGACGGCCCGATGCTCAGCCACATAACCCTGGCTATCTCTCAGCGGGTGATCTGGCTCGTACAATCGCTGGTAACCCTTTCCAGGCATGGTCACCCGGTAAACCCTGGAATAACCCAGCTTCTTCCGCTTCTTTTCAAGGACCAAAGAGAAATCACCATTCCGGCGCTTGCGGTGGTAGTGCATCTGACAGAGCTGCAGGCCTCTGTACATAACCGAGCGACCGCATTCTTCTACGCAGCATTGCATTGGATTCGAGCCTCCAGGCGCCGGCACTTTTTTGTAAAAACTGCCTTGATACGTTTCAGGTATGGAATGTCGTGCCGAGCTACCGAATGGTTGCTTTCAAGCCAATCGACCTTGTTCTGACCTATTTTTTCGATGAGCTTCGGCCTATAGCCGGCAATGTTTCCGCTCAAGTGGTTATTGCAAACGGAGCAGGCGCGATTCATGTTCCAGAGGTTGTATCTGATGTGAGGTGCCGCCCCAACGCTGCGGAAGTGAGAGCAATGCCATTGGCCGCCCCAGGTCGCCGGCTTGTCGCAACTGATGCAGCCCAGATGTGCGTCACGCAGACGGACGTAGCGGTTTATGACTGCCTGGGCTTCCTTGGCGTGATCGCCGCGACTTTTCAGGGCCTCTTTACGCTCCCTGATGTCACGCCTCCCGACATCGGCCAGGGCCTTGCCGGCGATCGCCCGGCCCTTCTCCGACTTTCCGTAGGCGATGGCGCACTCGATCTCGCCGCACACCGCTTGCGAGTCGCGGGACGGCGAGAACATCACTCTGCACTCTGGGCAGCGCTTTCGACGTGCGGCACCAGACTTGAGCGGGGTTTTGCGTTGCAGCGGCGTGCGCTTCATGCCGCCGCCTCCCATTGCTCTGGCATCTTTCCTTTCGGCTCGCTCCAGGTGACGCCCTTTTCGGCGCCGAAGACGTACATGCATTCGATTACGTCGCCCAACTCGGCCACGGTCATGCGCTTGGTGCTTTCGCCCAGCATGACCACGCCGCCGTTAATGCCCTGAGCCATGCGGATTTCCTGGCGCGCCGCTGCGGTCATCAGCGCCTTCCAGTCCTCGCTGTCGAGCTTCTGCATGACGCCATTGACCGGCCACTCAACCTGGCGGGAGATGTCGCCCAACATCGCCCACAGCTTGGCGTTCTGCTCCAGGGTGCGGCGGGACTTCACCGGGCGGACTATGATCTCGACGGCGCCGGCGGCGGACAGCTCGGTGGCGAACAGGTAGGCGAGACGCAGGACTTCACGAATTCGCGCAGGACCAGCCGACCAGAAGTGACGGGGTTTGTGGATGATGTTGGTCATGGCTTCAGCACCTTGATCCAGAATCTGCCAATTTTCAGGACGCGCTCGTACCCGTTGCGCTCACTAAAGAGCGGGACGTACCCAGCGCTAACCCAGCGGAAATGCAGTCCATAGCCACCCGGCATGCGGAACCACCAGTAACGCGCAAGAGATCCGTTCATTCTCATGACTGCTCTCCCTGGCCCAGGTCGGCAAGAGCATCGCGCGCATCTGCGGCCTCGCCATCCATGTTCCCGTCTGCGTGCCACATGGCATCTTCTGCAGCTTTCAATGCCTTGCGCAGGCCCTCAATCGTTTCGCACTGCCGATCTACCTGGCCCTTCCACATGTCGCGGTTACGCTCAAGACGTTCGTTCTCAGCCTTCAGCTCAGCATTCACCCGCTCGTAGGCTTCGTAGCCGGT